CAATCGTACCTATGAATGGTACACCTCTGGTCCTAGACAGCGATTACAGCCAAATGGAGCTATCGTTGTTGTAATGACTCGATGGCACAATAAAGACCTAACAGGTCAAGTAATAGACGCAAGCATCAAACGTGGTGGTGCAGATCAGTGGGAAGTCATAGAACTTCCAGCCATTATGCCTTCTGGTAATCCTTTATGGGAAGAATTTTGGAAACTAAATGAATTGCTTTCACTGAAAGCTGAATTGCCTAACAGTAAATGGATGGCACAATACCAACAAGACCCCACCTCCGAAGAAGGCGCAATAGTCAAAAGAGATTGGTGGAAAACGTGGGAAGGCAGAGAACCACCAAATTGTGAGTTTATTATACAATCTTGGGATACAGCTTTTTTAAAAAATCAAAGAGCTGATTATTCTGCTTGTACTACATGGGGTGTTTTTTACAAAGAAGATGATGAAGGACAAATGTGTCCTAATGTTATACTGATAGATGCTTATCAAGAACGATTAGAGTTTCCTGATCTTAAAAAGATGGCATTAGAAAAATATAAAGCATACAGTCCTGATGCTTGTATCATTGAAGCAAAAGCTGCTGGTATGCCTCTAATCTTTGAATTAAGGGCAATAGGTATTTTAGTACAAGAATATACACCGAGTCGTGGTAATGACAAAATTTCAAGGGTAAACGCAGTATCAGACTTATTTGCGTCAGGTGTTGTATATGCTCCTTCAACTAGATGGGCAGAAGAAGTTATAGAACAATTTGCTGGATTTCCTAACATGGAACATGATGATTTAGTTGATAGCACCACGCAAGCTCTGTTAAGATTTAGGCAAGGTGGTTTTATTCCATTGCATTCAGATGAAGAAGATGAACCTTTAGAACATAACCGAACTGCAAATTATTATTAGGATTTTACATGGCAATCGAAAGACAACCAGCTACTCCGATTGAAGGAACAGTAGAGCAAGAATCTCCAGAAGCAATAAGCATTGCTATCGAAAACCCAGAATCAGTTTCAATAGAAACAGAAGATGGTGGGATGATTATTGATTTTGATCCTAATTCTAAAGAAGCAGGTGATGAAGATTTTGACTCAAACCTAGCTGAATTTATGGATGATCAAAAACTTAATGAGCTAGGCAATGAATTAATTAGCGCATATAAAGGCGATAAAGAATCACGATCTGATTGGGAAGAAACTTACATTAAAGGGCTTGATCAGCTAGGGTTAAAGCAAGAAGAAAAAACTACACCTTGGTCTGGTGCTTGTGGTGTATTTCATCCAATGCTTAGTGAAGCAGTCATACGCTTTCAATCTCAATCTATTACTGAAATGTTTCCAGCACAGGGTCCAGTTAGAACAAAGATTGTAGGTAAAATGACTGATGACAAACAAAAACAAGCACAAAGAGTAGAAGACTACTTAAACTATTTACTCACGCATGAAATGTCTGAGTATCGTACAGAAACTGAAAAAATGTTATTTTCTTTACCATTAGCAGGTTCTGCGTTTCGCAAAGTATATTTTGATCCAAGTTTAGATAGACCTAGCTCTATCTTTATACCAGCAGAAGATGTTGTTATTAATTATGGGGCAAGTGACCTAGAAACTTGTGAGAGAGCTACCCATGTTATGCGTAAGTCTTCTAACTCTATTAGGAAAATGCAAGTCAATGGATTCTATAAAGACATAGAATTACCTGATAGCTCAAGAAGTTACAACGATATAGACAAAAAGTATGATGAAATTACTGGTGAATCATCTACTTATAATTATGACAACACGCATACTATTTTAGAAATGCAGGTAGATTTAGACCTAGAAGGTTATGAAGAAACCGATGAATCTGGAGAAGAAACAGGGGTTGCTATACCTTATGTAGTAACAATAGATTTTCCCAGTGGCAAAATTCTTAGTGTTCGTAGAAACTACTTTGAAGATGATCCTAAAAAATTACGAAGAATGCACTTCGTTCACTATCAATACTTACCAGGTCTAGGGTTTTATGGGTTTGGTTTAATACATATGGTAGGTGGATTAGCTAAATCAGCAACATCAATCCTCAGACAACTTGTAGATGCAGGCACTTTATCTAACTTACCTGGTGGACTAAAAGCCAGAGGACTTAGAATTAAAGGTGATGATACACCTATTATGCCTGGTGAATTTAGAGATGTTGATGTACCAGGTGGAGCTATAAGAGACAACATTGCTTTCTTACCCTACAAAGAACCATCTGCAACTTTGTATCAGTTGCTTCAAAATATTGTAGAAGAAGGCAGACGCTTTGCAAGCATTTCGGATATGAAAATATCTGATATGAATAGCCAAGCACCTGTAGGTACAACTCTTGCTTTAATGGAAAGAAATCAAAAAGTAATGAGTGCCGTACAGGCTAGGCTTCATGCAGCAATGAAAAAAGAATTTGATATTTTAGTTGGCATTGTTAGAGACTTTACAGAGCCAGCCTATCCTTATGAAACAGACGAAGAAGAATTTATTAAAGCAGAAGACTTTGATAAAAAAATAGATGTACTGCCTGTATCTGATCCTAATGCAGCAACTATGGCTCAAAGAATTATGCAATATCAGGCTGCTATGCAATTGTCACAAACAGCACCTAATATGTATAACTTACCAGAGCTACATAGACAAATGCTGGGAGTGTTAGGCATTAATGATGTAGATGAAATAGTTCCTGACGAAAACGACATTAAACCAGTTGATCCAGTATCAGCCGTTCAAAATCTTATTAATGGCAAACCTGTTAAAGCATTTATTAATCAAGATCACGATGCTCACATTGAAGTGATTGCTTCAGTACAGCAAAACCAAGAAATAATGCAAACAGTAGAAAAAAGTCCAAACGCAGCAGGTATTCTTGCAGCAGCATCTGCTTATGTAAATGAACATCTAACAATGAAATACAGAGAAGACATTGAAAAAGAACTTGGTGTTGAGTTACCGCCTCTTGGTGAACCGCTACCTGCTGATATGGAAAAACGAATTTCTAGCTTGGTTGCAGAAGCAGCACAAAGAGTTCTAGGTACTTCTCAACAAAGAGCAGAGAAACTTCGTGTACAAGAAATGCAAAAAGACCCACTAATACAAGCTAAAGAAAAAGAAGTAGCTATTAAAGAACAAGAAGCATTGCGTAGAGCAGAAGAAGGTGAGAAGCGTTTACAACTTGATGCTGCTAAAGCTGCTAACAGAGATGCAATAGAAAGAGAAAGAATTAAATCTCAAACACAAATAGCTGGAGCGCAAATAGGTTCTAAAGCTGCTAGTGAATTATTAAAAGCAGACCAGTTAGATAATCAAAAAGCGACAGATGACTTTTTAAAAGGAGTTGACTTGGCTAAAGATTTGCTTGAAGATAGTTAAAAGAAATAATAATGCAATCATAAAGTAATATGTATGAACATTGCTAGCACAGAACTATCATTATCCGAGCATATGAAAATAAAGCTTCGGACTTTTATGAACGATCACGCTGACCATATGAGTACAGGAGCTTGTAAAGACTTCTCCGAGTATCAAAAAATGGCTGGTATTATAGAGGGATTAGCCCTCGCAGAACGAGAACTTTTGGATTTTGTTCAAAGGAACTTGGAAAAATAGGAACTCGACTCCTAAAGTCGTGCAAATATATATGGATACAAAAATCATTACTAAACATAAGATTGATAACGTAAAAATACCTAAATTAACCGATGAAGCTAAAAATCAACTGCCTCAACCTAAAGGCTGGAAGATTTTAATAGCTATGCCTAAAACAGATACAAAAACTGAAGGTGGCATCATCAAAGCAACTTCAACTGTAAAAGATGAAGAAGTCAGTAATATTTGCGGTTATGTTTTAAAACTAGGTACAGAGTGTTATCAAGATAGTAATAGATTCCCAAATGGTCCTTGGTGTAAAAAAGGAGATTGGGTTGTATTTAGAGCTTATTCAGGCACTCGCATGAAAATGTATGGACAAGAGTTTCGGTTAATAAATGACGATACTGTCGAAGCAGTTGTTAGTGATCCTACAGGAGTGGTGAGAGCATGAGTAAAACAGAAATTATAAATGAAGAACCAGTTGTTCAAGAAACAAAACAACAAACTACAGAAGACAAATTTTTTGGTAAGTCAGTAGAAATTGACAATAAAATTCCAGAAGGTCTTGAGGTAGAAGTAGTTGATGACACACCTGAAGCTGATCGTAGACCTGCAAAAGCAGAAGATGCTTCGCCTGAAGTCGATGATGAAACAGTAGACAAAGAAATAGAAAATTACTCGAAGCGAGCTGCTGATAGAATAGCAAAAATTAAATACGAGTATCATGAAGAACGCAGAGCTAAAGAAGCTGCTGCAAGAGAATCCAAAGAAGCAATTACAAGATTACAAACTGTAATGTCTGAAAACCAAAAGCTGCAAGCTATGGTTGAACAAGGCGGTGAAGTATTAAATAAACAAGCATATAACAACGCTTTATGGGCAAAACAAAACGCTCAAGATTCTTTCAAAAAAGCATACGAAGAAGGCAATGCTGATGAAATGTCAAAAGCACAAGAGTTGTTATCAAGAGCAACGCTTGCAGAACAACAATCTTCTTCAATGGCAGCAAATGTACAACAAGAAGTTGTTAATAAAATGCCTGTGCAGCCTATTCAGCCACAGAAACCACAGCTTGATCCAGATATGCAAGCATGGTCATCAAGAAATCCTTGGTTTATGGGAACTGATCCAGCACATAAGGAAATGACATCTTTTGCAATGTATGTAGATCAATCTCTACAGGCAAAGGGAGTAGACCCAGCTAGTAAATCACAACAATATTACAAAGAAGTTGATTCAGCAATGAAAGGTCAATTTCCTAACTTTTTCGGTGTACAACCTGTAAATGAAGCAGAATCTTCACAAGGGTATACAACACCAAAACGACAACCTTCAACAGTTGTTGCATCCGCATCGAGGGATAGCGGAAATAAAAAACCCACGCAAATTCGTATAAATCAGACTCAAGTTAAAATAGCTCGACAACTTGGCATAAGTCCTGAAATGTATGCAAATCAATTATTAAAGGAGTCTTAATATGACTGAAGTTAAAAATAATACAAAAACCCCAGTTACAAAAGATTCTCCTGAAAACCAAGAGCGTACTCCTAGAGAGACAGAAAGCCGAGAGGCTACTCAGCACATACAAAGCTGGGAAAATTCTGCTAATTTACCGACACCAGACCCACAGATAGGATGGGTATTTAGGTACATCAGAACAGCCTTGTTAGGTCAGTCTGATAATCCTAATGTATCACGAAGATTTCGTGAAGGCTGGTTGCCTTGCAGATTAGAAGACCACGCAGAGTTACAGATTCATATGATGGATCATAATTCAGAATGGGCTAAAAAAGGCAATGTTGAAATTGGTGGTCAATTATTATGCAAAATGCCTGCGGATAGAGCAAAAGCTAGAGATAATCATTTTGAAAATCTTGCAAAATCTCAGATGGAATCCGTAGACAATGTATATTTTAAGGATCAGGATAATCGAATGGCAACCAAACAAGTGTTTGAGCGCAAATCGAAGACCTCTTTTGGTAGAGATTCATAAAGAATCTTTAATAATTAATTTTTGTTAAGTTAATACTTAACAGCATAAGGAGACAATTATGTCTACAGTAGCAACTCCACATGGAGCTAGACCTGTTGGAACAGTTGTTGGAAGTCCTTTTCAGGGAAAAGTAACACATTATCCAATCACTAGCGGATTTGCAACAGCAATATTCTATGGTGATTTTGTAAAATGGGCAGATCAAAATCCTAATACCACTATCGAAAAAGATACTGGTACAAGTTCTTTGACTACCATTGGTGTTTTCCTTGGTTGTGCTTACACTGACCCAACTACAAAGCAATTTACACCTAACAATCAATTCCCAGCTTCAACAGTTGCGGATGATATTGTTGCGTATGTTGCTACCGATCCGTTTGTACTAATGCAAATGCAATGCAATGGCGCAGCAACCCTAGATGATTTAGGTAAAAACTGTAACGTAGTGCAAACAGCAGGAAGCACAGCAATCGGACAAAGCAAAAACACAGTTGGTATATCTACCGCAGCAACTACTAATACACTACCTTTAAAGATCGTTGACTTTGTTGACGGACCAGATAGTGCAGTAGGCGATGCTTTTACAGATGTACTTGTCATGGTTAATGTTGGGCATCAGTTGCTTAACACAACTGGTATAGGATAATAGGAGATAAATTATGGCTGCTATATCAAGAGCAAATGAGCTTAAACAACTCCTACCTGGATTGAATGCTTTATTTGGCGAAGAATATGGTTCATATGAAAATGAGCATGAAGAAATCTATGTTTCAGAAAATTCTGAAAGAAGTTTTGAAGAAGAATTGAAACTATCAGGTTTTGGAGCTGCTCCAGTAAAAGATGAAGGTTCAGCTATCACTTATGATACTGCACAAGAATCTTTTGTAGCTCGTTACACGCATGAAACAATTGCAATGGGATACTCAATTACAGAAGAAGCAATGGAAGATAACCTCTATGTTTCTCTGTCTGGAAGGTATACTAAAGCTTTGGCTCGCGCAATGGCTTACACTAAGCAAGTAAAAGCTGCTAATCCACTTAACAATGGTTTTTCTACCTCTTTTAAAAGTGGAGATGATGTTGCTTTATTTAGCACAGCACATCCGCTTGTAAATGGTGGAACTAACAGCAACCGCCCATCAGCAGGTGCTGACTTGAATGAAACTTCTTTAGAAGATGCAATCATTCAAATCGGTAAATATACTGATGATAGGGGATTAAAAATTGCTGCTAGACCTAAAAAGTTAATTGTACCTTCAGACTTACAGTTTGTAGCTACTAGACTTTTACAAAGTGATTATAGGGTAGGTACGGCTGACAACGACATTAATGCTATTAAAACAAATGGCGTGATTCCAGAAGGTTATTCAGTTAATCATTATTTAACTGATACTAATGCTTTCTTCATCACTACTGATGTTCCTGATGGCATGAAACATTTCGTTAGAAGTCCAATGACTACATCTATGGATGGAGACTTTGATACAGGTAATGTTAGATACAAAGCTAGGGAACGATATTCATTTGGAGTATCAGACCCACTAGGTATCTTTGGATCACCTGGTTCATCGTAAAAGTGCAAAATAAGGGGGAGCGAAAGCTCCCCTTTTTTGTGTTATATTAAAAAAACTAGGATTACAAATAACTCTATCAACTGACCTAGCAGACTTTGCCAAGATGATAGATTAAATTTCCTTGGAGGAAATTATGGCTAATACAACTTTTAGTGGATCAGTCAGGTCCGAAAATGGCTTTAAAACCATTGATGTAGCAACATCAACAGGAACTATCACTGATGGTTTAGTAATCAATAGTGATGGTAATATTTTTACTGATGATGGTGGACACATTCAATATGTAGCAGGAACAGGAAAAGGACCGGCAGATTTTATTGTAGGTAAAGGCGGTAGCCAATTTGGTACAGTTGATCCCTACACATCTGGAGCAAGTCAGTTATTTCCTTTAGGAAGTAGATTGCTTTACGGCAATACAGTTTACAGTTATGGAAAAATGGGTGCTGCTGCTGTAACAGCTGGTAAATGTATAACTCACGCAGCCTCAATATCAGATCACTTTGATTTAACTCCTACTGCTGCTGTAGCGGCTGGAGAAACTGCAATTTCAGTTGAAACTGCTGGTACTGACATAACTCTTAATCAATATGCAAATGGTTATCTTTATGTAAATGATGCGGCTGGCGAAGGTCAAATGCTTAGAATTAAATCTAATCCTGCACATGATCATTCCTCAGACCCTTCAATCGTTATTACTTGCTACGATGATTTAGCAACAGCAATAACAACAAGCTCAAGAATAACTTTAATTCCTGATCCAAGAAGTGCTTTAATTGGTCAAGCTGCTACAACTACAGGTGCAACAATGGGTGTAACAGTAGTTGATATGGCTGCTACTCATTGTGGTTGGTTTGCAGTTTCAGGACCAGCTTCAGTATTAACTTCAGGAACATTAGTTGTAGGTAATCACGCAGTACCATTAGGAGCTGTTGGAGCTGTTGGACCTGCGGCTGGAGATGTTATACAAGTAATAGGTACTGTTATGATTGTTAATGTAACTACTGATTACTCATTAATTAACCTTACTGGTATTATCTAGGAGTAACTTATGTCAGGTAGATCAGATGTAAAAGCAGTTACTATAACTGCTGATACAGTTGCCTTAGATGCAGATGGTATATCAGCAGCAGCCTCTGTTGGAAATAATGCAGCCCTTACAATAGGGGGAGCATTAGCTGACAGTGGTTCTGTTACACTCAGTCATGGGAGGATTGTAACGATCCTTTCGGCTGGGAATGATTCTGGTAAATCATTTACTGTTGTTGGAACTGATGTTAATGGAGATTCTCAAACAGAATCCATTACAGGTGCTAATGCTGGTACAGCTACTGGAACTAAGTTTTTTCTAACAATAGCTTCTATAACTGCTGTAGGAAATCCAGCAGGAAATGTTTCAGCAGGAGTTAATGGTTCAGCAGCAGATGTCATCTTTGAAGGTAGATCAAGATTAAAAGGTATTTATTTAACTGGCACTGCAACAGCAGGAACTACAGATTTTTTAACAACTTCACCATCAGGAACAAGTTTGATGAAGTTAAGTTCTGTAGGTGATGCTGATGCAACAAGAGATGTTGTTATTCCAGATGAAGGAGTAGTTTTTTCTAATGGTATATACATTCAATATACTGTATCTACTTTTTTAACAATGACTGTGTTTCACGCTTAAAAATATTTATATGTTAATATTATTTATAATACTCTTGAAATATAGGGTATTGTAAATATCTAATAAAAAAGGAATTAATTATGCCAAATGTAAAAAATTCAAAAGGCACTAAAGGCATGGCTGGCGGTGGTAGATCAACCAAAGGTATGGCTGGTGGCGGAAAGTCAACTAAAGGTATGGCTGGTGGTGGTAAATCTACTAAAGGAATGGCTGGTGGTGGTAAATCTACCAAGTATATGGCTGGTGGCGGTAAAACTACTAAAGGTATGGCTGGCGGTGGAAGAATGGGTAGAGAAGTGGGCAAAGAACAAAAAGTTCAATCCTACAAAGAATATGTTAAAAATATGTTTGGTGGTGGAATGACAGATGTTCCAGCTATGAAAAAAAACAAACGATAAGTAGACATAAGCAATGAGGAAAAGAGATAACTCTATACCTAAAACAACTAAAGGTAAGGGTGCTAACTACCGATCTACGAAAAGTGGAGCTGGTATGACTAAAACAGGGGTTGCGGCTTATCGTAAAGCTAATCCTGGTTCTAAGTTAAAAACAGCAGTTACAGGTGATGTAAAAAAAGGTAGTAAAGCTGCAAAAAGAAGAAAATCTTATTGTGCAAGGTCTGCTGGGCAACTTAAAAATAGTTCAGCTAAAACCAAAAACGATCCTAACTCAAGAATTAGACAGGCTCGTAGAAGGTGGAAATGTTAAAATGGGATAAATGATGGCAACAAGTGGAACGCATACATTTAATTTAGATATAAGCGATATTATGGAAGAAGCTTATGATCTTTGTGGTTTAGAGCTAAGATCAGGCTATAGTTTTAGAGGAGCTAAAAGAGCTTTAAACTTAGTCTTTTTAGAATGGCAAAACAAAGGTTTAAATCTATGGACTGTTGAACAAGGAACAGCATCCGTTGTTGAAGGAACGAGTAGTTATACTATAGATTCTTCTGCACTAGATGTTGTTGATGTTTTTTTAAGAACTAATGCAGGAAATACAGCAAATCAATTTGATCAAAGATTAAATAGAATATCTAAAACAGAATATAACCATCAATCTAATAAACTAAATAAAGCTAAACCAACACAGTTTTATGTAGACAAAGGAACAAGTAGTATTGAAATAGTTTTATGGTCTACTCCTGATGCTCCTTATACTTTAGTTTATGATTTTATTCAAAAAATTGAAGATACAGGAGACATTGCAAGTAATAATGCAGATGTACCTGCAAGGTATCTGCCATGCTTAACTTATGCTTTAGCATATAACTTAGCTTGCAAATCACCTGAAGCTCAACAAAGAGTTCCAATGATTAGACAAAGATATAATGAGTTATGGAAAGATGTAAGTGATGCAGATAGAGAAAGAGCATCTGTTAGATTTGTTCCAGACTTAGGGAATTATGGTTATTAAATGGCTTATGCAAGAGCAACTAAAGCTTTAGGTCAATGTGATCGCTGTGGTTTTACCTTTAAACTAAATCGTTTAAGATATGAAATTGAAGATAGTAAAAGAAATGGAATGAGGGTTTGCAACAATTGCTTTGATATAGATCATCCACAGTTAAAGCTTGGTGAAGTAAACAGTAGTGATCCTCAAACTCTATTTAATGCTAGACCAGATGCAGGAGAAGTAAGCTCTACATCATATTATTCTTTTAATCCTGTAGGGGGTGGAATGTTTGAATTTGGTTCTAGTACCATGGGATTAAATATAAAAGGTGAAACTGGAACAGTTAAAGTGAGTACAACATGAGTTTAACATTTACGACATTAAAATCCGCAATACAAGATTATACACAAAATACTGAAACAAGTTTTGTTAGCAACCTTTCTACTTTTATTATACAAGCAGAAGATAGAATAATTAAATCTGTTGAACTCCCTAATTTTAGAAAAAATGTAACAGCTAACTTAACTGCTAATTCTGAATACCTTAAAACTCCTACTGATTACTTATATCCATATTCACTAGCAGTTATTGATACTAATAATAAATACAGTTATTTGTTAAATACTGATGTTAGTTTTATTAGAGAAGCTTATCCAACAATAGCAACTACAGGTACACCAAAACACTATGCTCAGTTTGCTGATGATAGTTTTATTGTAGGACCAACACCTGGTTCTTCTTTTGGTGTTGAGTTACATTATTTTTATTCACCTGCATCAATAACAGCTACATCAGATGGAACATCATGGCTAGGTACAAATTCTCCAGAAACATTACTTTATGCTTCTTTATGTGAAGCGTATGTATTTATGAAAGGTGAACCAGATGTTCTAGCTAATTACGAAAAAAGATTTACAGAGTCTTTGCAAAAACTTACATTGCAATCAGATGGATACAATCGTAAAGATGCTTATAGAGATGGACAAAGGAAAATAAATGTTTAGTGTGGATGTACAAAGCACAATAGGAACTGTAGGGGTTAAAACTACTCAGAATGAAGGTTTAAAGCCTGAATATTGGACAGAACGCATAATGGAGCGTTTAATTGCTGTAAGCGAAAATGCTGATCCTATGGTTAAAGCACAAGCAAAAACATTTAAAGATCATATACAAAGTGTAGTTTTACTGTACATGAAACAAGCTGTATTGAGTGATAGAGCTACTGTATCAGGTTTATTAGAAAAACAAGGTCATCAAGAGATGGCAAATATTATCAGGAGATTATAATGGCAATAGCGCAAGCAATGTGTACATCATTTAAAAAAGAACTACTTGAAGGTACGCATAACTTTTTAGCATCTGGTGGAAATAGCTTTAAATTAGCTTTGTACACAAGTTCTGCATCTTTAGGTGCAGCAACTACAGCATACTCAAGTACAAATGAAGCTAGTGGAACTAACTATTCTGCCACAGGATCAGCATTAACTAATATTAATCCTACAACTTCAGGAACAACAGCATTTACTGATTTTGCTGATTTAACTTTTAGCAATGTAACCATCACAGCTAATGGTTGTGTAATATATAACGATACAAACAGTGATAAAGCAGTTTGTGTTTTAGCTTTTGGTGGAGATAAAACATCTACAGCAGGAGATTTTACAATACAGTTTCCAGCAGCAGACGCTTCAAATGCAATTATAAGAATAGCGTAGTTTTACTATGGCTAATATAAATGGCTGGGGTAGAGGTACTTGGGGTCAGTTAGGTTTTGGCTCTGATCCATTACCAGTTACTGTTACTGGAAATGTTGGAACTACAGCACTAGATGATGGAACTGCTGTACAAGCCGCAGCAGTTGCAGGAGTAACCGCAACAACCTCAACAAGTGGATTGGGAGATGAATCAGTATCTGCCGCAGCTAATGTTTCTGTCACTGGAAATGCTGGTACTTCAGCAGTAGGAAATGAAAGTTTAATAACTAATAATTTCCTAGATATGACAGGTTTAGCAGGCACATCTGCACTAGGTATAGAAACAGTTACTGCCGATGCTGATGTTTCAGTTCAAGGTTTTGATTTAACTTCTTCATTGAACAATAATGTTAATGTTTGGAGTCAAGAAGGAACTAACTTAACTGTAAGTTATTCTATTATATCAACAGCTCAAACTCCAAATTATAGTGAAATTGTTATATAAATATTAATGAGGATTAGAAATGGCAAGTACATATGTAAATAACCTAAGACTAAACGAACTAGCTACTGGTGATGCCAGCGGTACTTGGGGAACAGTAACAAATCTTAATTTAGAGCTTATAGGGCAAGCATTAGGCATAGGAACTGAAGGTATAACAACTAATGCAAATACACACACTTCTACTATTGCTGATGGTGCAGCAGACGAAGCAAGGGCTATGTATATAAAATATACAGGCACACTTGATTCAGCTTGTACTATTACAATAGGACCAAACACTATTAAAAAAGTTTCAGTTATAGAAAACGCTACAAGTGGTTCTCAAAATATAATAATTAAACAAGGTTCAGGAGCAACAGTAACTATTCCAAATAGCAGAGTAGCTGTTGTTACACTTGATGGAGCTGGTTCAGGTGCAGCAGTATTAAATGCTTTTACTGATTTAGATTTAGCAGGAACTTTAAGTATTGCAGGAGCAGTAGCTGCCGCAGCAGCTTTAACTGTAGGTACTGACTTAACTGTAGGCGATGATTTAACTTTAGAATCAGATGCAGCAGTTTTAGGATTTGGTGCAGACACTGATGTAACACTAACGCACGTTGCTGATACAGGGCTTCTTTTAAATGGAACTTCTGTTATTCAATTTAATGATTCATCACAAAGTATAGGTGCGCCAAGTAATGCTATATTGGATATTAATGCAACTGATGAAATAGAATTAAATGCAACACTATGTGATGTTAATGCTAACTTAGATGTAAGCGGTACAATAGTTGGTGCAAGCACTTTGTCTGCAACAACAATTACTGCTTCAACTGCATTTGTTCCAGATGCAAGTGATGGCGCAGCTCTTGGTACTACTTCATTAGAATTTTCAGATTTATTTTTAGCAGATGGTGCTGTAATTGGATTAGGCGATGATCAAGATGTTACTTTTACTCATGTTGCCGATACAGGAGTTCTTTTAAACGGAGCAAGTGTAATACAGTTTAGAGATTCAGCAATCAATATTGGTTCTCCTGATGATGGTGATTTAGATATAAACGCAGATGACGAAATAGAATTAAATTCTACACTTGTTGATCTTAATGGTAATTTAGATGTTAGTGGAACTATTGTTGGTGCTAGTACCCTATCTGCAACAACAGGAACTTTTAGTGGTGTATTAAAGACAGATGATGCTACAAATGCAACAAGTACAACTGATGGTTCTTTACAAACAGATGGCGGTCTATCAGTAGCATTAGATGCTGTTATTGGTGATGACTTATTCTTGTTATCAGATAGTGCAGTTTTAAACATAGGTGCAGATTCAGATTTAAAAATTACACATGATGGTACAAATGGAGATTTTGAATCCGCTGGTAATCTGGTCTTCGATGTAGCTGGAGATATTACACTTGATGCAGGGGGCGGAGATGTAAATTTTGCTGATGATGGAACAGGTTTCGCATTTATTGCT